TAAATTCTATCTATAATAAGATCATTGAAAAACAAGAATCTCCACCTAATCATTATAAAGAATAAAAAATGATAGAAATTGATAAAGATGGAAACATTAAACTCGAAGATGGGGCAAAGACACATCCGGATATTATTGCTCTTAAAGAATCAGTTAAAGAGAATTTTGATAAGTTTCTTATCTATTGGTATCATACTTATTGTAAAAAAAGCATCTTTAGAAATTTGGAATATGAGATCCGTAGAGGAAAGGTTTGTATAACCTATCTTCATGATTATAAACCTGAATTCTTTGAGGATAATAAGTTTTTCCAAAAAGTAATCAAAGAATATAACAACTTACAATATACTACTACAGAGAAAGAACTTGAAAATCTATTATTTAAAGATATCCCGGAACTGCGTGCTCATTTAATGAATATCTCTTTTTACAAAAAAGAAAAAATACAGATTGATCGTGAAGTAGAAATAGAAGTAGAATATAAGAAGAAGACTCATACTGTAACTATTCCTGTATCACAAAAAGTAGAAATTACCATTGATAATAGTCCGGAGAAAAGAAAGGCTCTTGATAATGCTGAGGTACTTTTTAATATGGAAAAAAGGTTAAGGTTGTTGATTGATCAGGAATTAGTAAGTCAGGGTTCAAGAAGAAAATTTGATACAAAATAACAATGTTATTCGTCAACACAAAACGGTTTCAACCTGTGATATATGAGAATGATGTTCCTCATGAGAAAGATCTATTTCATATACCGCCTAGGCATGTTCCCGAAAGTGAAAAACAGTTTGAAAGATTTGTGGCAGAAAAAGGTATTATAACCGATGATGAATATTGGGATAGGCAACACTATTATTGTATCCATGGATATACTGTAGAAAATGCTGTGATCGATGGCGGAGATACCTTTATCGATGGAGAAGATGTTATTAAGATAGACGAAAATACTCGTTACGTTCCATACCTCGATTTAAAAATTCATAATAATTCTATTCATATTTCTGGTAGAATGTATTTCTATCTTAATTTTTGGAAGATAAAAAGAAAAGAAGAAGGAAGTAAATTAAAAAAGGTGGGAGCTCCAAGATTTACAGATCTAAGTTGGGAGAATTGGGAAGTACGTGAATTAATGACCAGGAGACAAAGAGACAATCTTTGGACAAAATCACGACAGAAAGGTTTCTCCGAAGAAGAAGCTTGTAACCTGGCTTATGACTTTTTATTTATACCAGAATCACAAGGTGTTATTGTGGCCGGTGAGGAAAAATATAACCTTAATACTTTTCGATTTGTAAAAAGAGGATTAAAACATCTTCTCAACACACAGTTTTATAAGATCTTGGAAAGAAACTCAGAGGATTATATTCTTTCGAAATATACTGGATCCGAAATTTATTCACGTACCGCTAAAGATAATCCGGAAGTTCTTTCAGGTTTATCTCCATCTAAGGTTCTTTTTGAAGAAATTGGTATTTGGAAAAAAGGTCTTGTCCTTGATACATTATCATATCTACGTGCTTCTATGGAGGCCGAAGGTGAGAAAACAGGTTATATTCAATTGACAGGTACCGGTGGAGAGATAGAAGATTCTATTGAGGATATGGAAGAACTTTTTGATGAACCTGAAAAGAATGGAATATTATCATTTCCTAATAGATATTCCAGGGATAAGACCGCTGATGTCAAGACAGCTCATTTTGTACCGGCATGGAAATTTAGACTTGTCGATGAAGAAGGAAACTCTTTAAAGGAGAAGTCCATTGAAGATCTTTTAATGTCAAGAGAAAAGAAGTCTTTAAAGGCAAGATATATTGCTACAAGTCAATATCCGATATATCCGGAAGAGATATTCTCATTGAACTCTGGTGGTTTCTTTGGTCAGGAGATCACTCAATTATTGACAGAACGTTACATCTATATTACTACTCATAGAGAATGTCATATCGAAAGAAGAGGATATCTTGAATGGAAAGTAAAAGGTAAGCCATGGGAAGGCGTAAGATTCGTCGATGATCCTGATGGGTGGTTTACTATGATCGAACCTCCGGAAGTCGATGAGATAACAGGAAAACCATATAAGAACTTGTATCTTGGATCAACAGATAGTTATGATCAGGATGAGGCTGTTTATAGTTCATCAAAAGGCGCTATGCATATTCGTAAAAGATTTAATGGCCGGGATAAACATTGGGAGACATATGTTGCTCAGATTTTTGAAAGACCAACTGCAGCAACCGGTGGGGCAGAACTCTTCTATGAGCATACTGTCATGGCCTGTATCTTTTATGGTTGTGTAAATATCATAGAATGGGGAAATCCTCGTATCTTTGACTGGTATGTAAATAATGGTTTCCAACCTTTGTTAATGGAAAGACCAAAAATGGCTACCGCAAATATGATAAAAAACTCTCAACTGTCTAATCGATTTGGTGCTGATAAATCTTTAAAACCAATTTCTTTGGGTATCTTAAGGGATAAGTTGAGTAAGGAGTTTATCGACCGGCTATTTATAAAGCAACAGATATTCAAACTTGCCAAGTTTATCTATGATCCTTCAGGAAAGAAATATAATTGTGATATTACTGTTTCTACAGCTTATGGAGAACTAGCTGCAAAAGAGTATGAATTTGTTAGTGTTATCAAAGAAAAGGAAAATGACAATAAATTAAAAGGTATGTATGCCTTTGTTAATCAAGGTGGTGTTATTAAAAGAATTGTCGTATGAGTATATTAAATGAAATGGTGGCTAAGCCAACCATATTACCAAAAACTGAACAAGAAAAGATTGCATATCATATCAGGAATGTTGCCACCTATAATGAAGTGGTATATAAAAATGATATGAAATGTTGGGATTATTTCAATAATACCGTTTCTATTTCAGATTTCGAATACCTTACTAAAATAGGTAATTATGACCTACCGGCCAAATTAAGACATATTCCTCTTCAAAGGAATATGCTTAATCTTCTTATAAGCCAACAGGTACGAAGACCTTTTGTATTCTCTATCTCTGCCGTAGATGAAACATCAGCGAATAACAGATATGATAGGATAGTAAAAAACTATGTCGACCTTATGTTAAAGTCTGCTGATGCTCAGGCCGCGAATACAGTAATGCAACGTACTCAACTTGAAAGTCAATTAAGTCAGATACAGCAACAACTACAACAGGAACCGCAGGATGCTGAACAAGCAAAACAGTTAGAGGCAGCCAAACAACAGTTTCCTCTTATTTCTATGCAACTTAATACTATCATTAAGAGTTTTAAAGAACAGGAACTATTGGATCAGATAACCGTTCAGAAACAAGAACGTTATCACCGATATACTGATAAGGAGTTAAAGGAAGAACTGGCACAGAAGGTTTCCCTTACCTTACGTCAACAGTTGGATATTCAGAGAAAGTCCAATCAGAACTTTGTCAGTCATGTGGTCTCCGGAAAACAATTTTATTATGTTGATTATTTGGAAGGACAAAAATATCCGATATTCGAACCTATTGACCATTTTAAGGTTTATTATCCCAAGATTGACAACGTAGAATGGGTACAGGATGGACCATGGGGCGCTATAGAAGATAAGATTTCATTTGAACAGTTACAGATAATGTACGCTAATGATATCAAGAAAAAATATGGAGAAGATAAGATAAAAGAAATTCAGAATACCTATGGATATAGTTCTTCTTCTACTTTTGTTTCAACATCAGGTTATGGTGCTATGTATATGAATAATAATTCTGAAGCATATTACCCTGGCATCAATGATCCTTCAAATAATATCAAAAGACTCCGGATATGGTTTAAGGTACCTCGAATGGTACGTATCAAAAAGTCTTTAAATAAATATGAACAGGGTGCTTATTTCAGACATTTTGTTGACGATGAAAAGGTTCTTATCGACCAGGATGAATATAAATTTCAGAATGGATATTATATCTACAAGAACAATAAGACAAAGACCTATAAAAAAGAAGATGTAGAAACTTTTTCAACAAAAAAAGGTGATGAGATAATTACTCGTTATATTTCAGATGTTTATGAAGCTGTAATTATTGGTGATGATCTTATTGCTGTTTTAGATAGAAAAAGATTTGTAGTAATGAATACTGATAATTATACTATTACAAAACTTCCGATCGTAGGCCCTTCATTTTCTAGTAGGACAAAACAACCTTATTCTCTTATCAAAGCTACAATCGATCTTCAAGATCTTTACAATATTCTTCATTATCATGAAGAACTTATGTTGGCTCTTGCCGGCGCTAAAGGAAATGTCATTGACGTATCACAAAAACCAAAACATCTTACACAGGATGAATGGGAATACCAGATGAAATTAGGCCGGATATATATCCAGACTGCTGATGAAAATGGTCATGCTACAGGAAATAGTTTTAATCAGTGGCAGTCGATCGACAACTCTCTCTCTGCATCTATACAATATATAAAGAATATGAAAGAAATGGTTAATGATACCATGGGTAATATTATAGGTGTTCCAAGACCGCGCCAAGGCCAAGTGGTAAATACTGACCAAGTAGGCACCTTCAATGCAGCCAACGAACAAGCATCACTTATCACAGAGATCGTTTATAATGATCATGATGAAATAGAGCGTCAGGCCCTGGCACAACTATTAAATCTTTCTGTACGATATTGTTTCAATGAAGAACAGGTTTTAAATCTTATCAATCCGGACTCCGGGATTAGCACTTATAAAATACCAAAAGGGATCTTTACAGATTCTTTCTTTGATGTATTGGTTGCTAATAACAATAAGGAAGAGTCTTCTTTAAAAGAATTAAAACAGATTACTTTCCAAAATTATCAAAAAGGACTTGTTCCCTTTTCGCAGATCCTGGACTTCTATAGAACAGAAAGTCTTACTGAACTTTATAAGAAAGTAGAGTATTTTACTAATATGTCAGAGGAAATACAAAGACAACAACAACAGGCCGGTCCGGAACAACAGATAATGATAGAACAAAAAAAGATCCAGTTTACCAAGGAATATGATATGGCTATCGAAAAACTTAAACAACAGACAGAAATGATGAAGTTGAAGTTAGAAGAAGCCAAACTTACCCTTGAACAAGAAAAGTTCAAATCTGAAATTGAGTTTAAATATTCACAGGATAATAATAAGTCTCAACTTAAGGCTACTGAGATACAAAATGAGAGAGATATCGAAGGTGCCTATCTTGGTAGTCAGGATAAAAACCTTAATTTTCAAAATCAATTAGAGGCTATTAAGGTTCAATTATCAGCAATTCAACTTGATATACAAAAGAAACAAGGAGAGGATAGTCATTTAGAAGGAATGACTAAAATAACCTCTGACCATTATCTTAAGAAAGGACAGAACAAAGAAAAAATC